TTGTTGTTCGTCAGTCCGCCTTCGAGGCGAACGGCCATCTTCCCCGAGGAGCCGACGAACATCGAGTAGCCCTCGAAAAAATCATCACCCGGCGTCTTCGCTTTCGAGAGCAGAACTCCGCCGACCGTTGCCTTGAACCACCCGGCGCACGAGAAAGCGTCGCCGAAGTCGAACGCCAGCTCGGAGGCGTCGCCCATCGTGACGTATTCGAGGTCCTCGAACGCGACGGATGTCGTCGAGAATGCGTCGTACTGTACGCGCGTGACGATCCATTGCTGCGTCGGACAGATCTTGAGAAGCAGTCGCTCCAGAACGCCGCGCGACGCGGCAGGGATCGTGATGATGTCAGGAAAGGATTGCCCGCCGACGTACAGAAAGAACGGCCACTTCGTCGGATCGTCCGGCACGTGCGGCGGCGCACGCGGCGTGAGGTCGAGGTTGACGAGATAGCCCGGCTCATTCGCCAAGAACGCATTGCACAGCGCGAGCGGCTCTCCACACTGCGCGAGCGCCTCGCCACATTGCACGGTGCCGATGAGCGGCTGCGTCGTGTAGAGCCGTGGATCGCGCGCGGTGTAGAGCGGCTCAGCAGGGTCCCACCACTCGTGCACGTAGAGCGGGAACCCGGCGGCTTGGAGCGTCTCCTGGATGTACGTCGGATCTTGGCCACCTTGCGCGGCCCACTCGGCGGCGAGTTGCGTGCGTCGCTGCGACTCATTCAGTCCGGTCGCGTCGAGCCCGAACTGCTTCTCCCACTCCGCGAGCTCGCGCGTGGTCGCCGGGAATGCGTCCGCCCAGACGTCGTCCACGAACTCGCGAGGCGCGTCGAAGCTGGCGCCGAGCCCCTCGAGGAACGATCGGAGTTGCTTCGCCGCCGTGACCCGCCACGCCTTCGCGCGCGGGAGCAGGTGGACGAGGGTGTCGAAAAAACCCACGCGCTACCCCTCGGCCGAGTCGTCCTCGGCAGGCGGCGGAACGGGTCGCAGCGCGGGCCTTTCCTTCGCGGATTCGGGCGCTTGCTGGAGCTGGGAGAGCACCACGATCAGCTTGTGGACCTCTCTGTACGGACGTTCAGCGAGGTAGACGAGGAGCTGATTTCGCGTCTCGGCGGGGAGAAGTAGGGGCTGCATGGCGTATGCTTTCTGCATGAGGTGGATCGGATTGATTGCGGCGCTCGTCGTCGCGTGTGGTGATGGCGACGGGACGCGGGCCGGCGCGCTGCAGGAGCAGGACGCTGGCAGTGCATCCGGCGGCTCGACAGCGTCGGAAGCGGGGAGTGATGCCGGCAGCGCTGGCGCCGACAGAGACGCCGGACAGGCGGGCGCCGGAGGCGTTGCTGTCGAGGCGAGTTACGACGGTCCGCCGGTCGAGTGCGGCGACTACTGCCCGCGCCGTTGTGTCGGAATCTGCCAGGGGCGCTGCTCGGGAAAGTGCGACGGCGTCTGCTCGGCCACCCTTTCCAACGGCGACTGCCTGGGCATCTGCGACGGCGAATGCACTGGCGCGTGCGGCACGCCGGACAAGCCCGGCGTCTGTCGCGGGACCTGCGACGTTCCCTGCTAGGAATCCGCCCAGTCCGTCAGCGGGAACCACGTCTGCAGCAGCGTCAGGTACTCGGCGAGCGCCGCGCTGTGCAGGGTCGCCGCCTCGGACGCGAGGGTCGGATCCGTCGCCGCGTTTTCGATCGCCTGCGTTTCGAAGTCGGCGAGCAACGTTGCCGCGTCTGCCATGACGCTCGTCAGCTCGGTCGTGTAGACCGCTGGCAGTTCAGGCGTTTGCGGGACGGTGCCGATCCACGAATGCTGGCGCGGTGGCGAGCGGTGGAGGTACCACTCGGCAGACGCCTCGCCACCATGGTCGCCGTCGTCGTCCAGCGTGCGGAACGCTGGGTGCCGCGAGAACGCCTGGAAGCCGTCGGCGGGCCGGTAGATCGCGCGATGGTCCCGATCGGTGACTCGAAGCCGCGTCGTCAGCTCGCGCGCGAGCAGGCGTACGGCGCGCTTGCGGAGCGCGAAGTCCGCGACGAGGCCCGATTCGTAGTCCTCGGGAACGACGTATGCGGACCCGCAGATGCCGAGAAGCTGAACGAAGAGCGGGGGCCAGTCCGAATCGGTGAGGGTGCTGAACGTCTCCACGTCACGGTCCCGACGCCAAGAACTCCAACAGCGCCCACGAGCCCGAGATGTGGACAAGGCGGACCCCGCGCCAGTCGCCGGATGCGTTGATCACGTAAGCACCATTGATCGTGATGTCGTTGGACGCCGAGGTGAAGAAGGTGATGATCGATCCGTTCGATGCGCCATCCGTGTTCAGCGTGTAGGCGCGCGGCGCGGTCGAGGAGGCAATGTGGATGATGTCCGCGTCGTCTACGCCGTATTCCGATGGCGCATCCGGACCAATGACGACGCGGTGGCGAATGTGAGCATCGTTCGTCAGTGTCACCGGATCCGCGAAGGTCGCCGGCCCCTGAACCGTCAGATTCGTCTCGACCAGCAACGTGTCGATCGTCGCCGTCCCGCCCACGTCGAGATCGTCGCCGATGATCGCGTCATCCACGACCGTCAGATCCGCACCCACCGATGCGTTGCCGACGATCGACAGACCGGCGAGTCCGAGGATGAAGTCGGTCACCGTCAGCGAGAAGGCGGCCACGTGCTGGAAGTCGCACGCCCCTTGCACTTCGAGCCCGCCCCCGATCTCGACCTCGCTGGCGGCGAGGGTGTCGATCGTTCCCAGGGTCGCCACGAGCTCGGCGGCTTCGAGGTAGACCGTCTCGATGCCGAAGCCGTTGACGACGATCGCACTGGCCGGCGTGTACGTGCCGCCGTCTGTGCCGTCGATGAAGATGTTCGCGAGCGCGGTGAAGTACTGGGCGTTCGTCAGCGAGTCCGGAGACTCGTTCGGCGTCACCCCGCCCTGATTCAGGAGCGACTGGAGAAAGCCGATGATGTCGTTGACGAGGTCGGCTTCCCAGGGCGTGCCGGTACCGTCCCCGGCGACGGTGATGTTGACGGCCTTGCCGTAGGGGTACGCTACGTCCGAGTCGTCGACCTGGCTCGGGTAGCGGGTGGTTAGATCGAGTGCCATTCAGTCCTCACACGTATGTGGCGTTGCCAAGTTTGGCCTTCTCGCCGAATCCAAGCGAGTACGCCGGACCGGGCACCAGTTCTGCCAGAGTCACCGTTGCGCCCGCCGCATGCACTACGCCGGTGACGATGCCACCCATCTCTGCATCGGTGATTCGATCTGTGCGCGGTAGGACCGAGAGCCCCACGATGAACGGCTCGCGCGTGCGCAGGTACTCGTCGACGGATTCCTCGATCGAGGTTCGAAGCTCGGTGGTGTCTGGAGTCAGCCCCGAGATCTCCAGGTCGAACGCGATGCGGTCGATCGGGAAGACATTGATCGCGGCGTTCGCCGGTCGCCTCGTGGCGAGTCCAGATTCCTCCATCTGAATCGCGTCGAATACCGCCGTGAGCTGGGCGCCGGTCGGGATGCCATCTGGACTGCCCGAGCTTGCCTCGGTCGCCTCGACGTAGACGTCCACCTCGCCGGGGCTGGCGCTCGTGTACGGGTAGACGTGGACGATGCCCGCCACTGCTTCGCCCCACTGGCGATAGTCCGCGTACGCGCCGCCCTGCGGCTTGCTGCGCGCCCGGTCCCGCACGCGCGCGCGATAGCTGTTCTCGCTCTCGGCGTCCGCGCCGGTGACGGTCTGCGCGACCACGGTGGCTACCCGCGCGACGTTCGCTTGCGGGTTCGCGAATTCCACCTCCGCGCCAGTGGCGAGATTGCCGATCGAGCCGGATCCGTCGCCGCCCTCCTGGTCGGAGACCGCGCGCACCGTGACCTGCTTCGTCGCCGCGTCGAGTGCGATCGTCGCCGTGGTGACGTGGATCACGCCGGTCGTCACATGCAGGAGCTGTGCGCCGGCGTCGAGGTTCCCGGTCTCGTTCAGCACCGTGATCTCGATCGTGTGCTCGGCTTGCGTCGCCGCCTCTGGATCTTCGACGCCGATGAGCTGCCCCCACGCCACGAGTGGACGAACGCGGACGCCGCCGATCGTGGTCTCGCGCATCGTCGCGTGGGCCACGAAGAGCTGCAGGAAGATGAAGCTTGAATAACGCCAGAGGATAATCGTCACCCCCGCCAGCGCCGCCGCCAGAACGCGCACGAATGCCTTGGGCAGCATCGGCACGGTCTGCGAGATCGCGCTCTCGACCTGAGAGACGATGTTGTCCTTGACCTCTTGGGTCGTCGGAACGGCGAGGGCCATGGATCAGTAGATCACGGCGCCGGATGTAGCGGTTGTTCCGGAGGCTTTGATCTCGGTGATGTGCGCGACGATCCAGTCGTCTGCAAAGATCGCCTCGGGCAGAGTGACCTCGGTACCGGTGTCGTCCACGACGGTGAGATTCCCGCCTGTGAATTTGAACATGCGCGCGCCTTGTTCGAGCCCAGCGAGTGCAACGAGGTCTATGTCTTCGGCAAAGCTGGAGAGCACGCGAATCGCGCGCCCCGTGTGCGTGTCCTTGGGACCGGCGCCCGTGTTCATGGAAGGGAGGAGGGGCATGTCATTGTCCTTCTTCTGTGAACGTGAACGAATGCTCCTGCCCGTTCACAGTAATGCTGACTTCGAGCTCCACGCGCTTCGGTGCGGTGATGCGTGCGACCGCAAACGCGCTCGTCGCGAAGCCGTCCGCGATCATCCACGCCAGGTCGCGCCCGATCGCGTCTTCGATCTGTTTCAGGTTCGCCGGCACGAGTGGCATCGACCGGATGATGTGCTGCGTCTCGGAGCGCTGGCGCCGCGACGTTTCCAACTCGGCGTGGTTCGCCCACCACTGCAGCCGGTCGCCGTCTTCGAGCCCGGAGTCGTCCTCGTTGCCACCGAACAGCGAAAGGTACGCCGCGGTTTCGAGCCCGTCCGTTTGACGGACCTCGCCGGCTGCGATCGTAATCTCGCCGTCGTCGTTGGTTTGCTGGAGTAGGACGTCTGCCATGGTCACGATCCGAAGATTGCGCCGAGCGCCTGCATCGATGGCGGCCGACCAGCAAGCACGAGGCCGTACGCCACCGCGCCGGGTCCGTTGCCTTGCGGAATTCCGCCCGCCACCTCTGGCACCAGCTCAGCGCCGAGTACGCCCGCCGTGCCCGAGTACGTCCACAGCGCGAGCCCACCGGCCGCAAGCTGTAGATTCAGGTCGCTGACCAGCGAGAGTACCAGATCGAGCTGGAGCTGCACCGCGGCGATCTCCACATCGAGATCGATCTGCGCGTTCACCAGGTTGTCGAGCGCCAAGTCGAGATCGATGTCGAACGATGCGTCGAGCATCGCCTGCAGATCGGGCAGGTTGAGCCCGAGGCTCACCTGGATCTGCGATTCGATCGACGCCTTGATGCCCTCGAGCAGCGCCCGAAACGTGGCGAACCGTGCGGCGAGGTTGCCCGTGCCGAAGTTCCAGCGCGCGCCGTCGTCGGTCCCGAGGAACCGAAGCGTTGCGTCCCCGGGCGACGCTTCCGCGAGCGCGCTGGTACCGGTGTCGACTCCCGAGGAGAACGCGCCCCACGACTCGAACGATTCCGAGCCGATAATGAGCGCGCTGATCTCGTCGTCGGGACCGAAGCTCCCGAAGCCTGTCGCCGTTGACGTGGCGAGCGTGGTGCCGAAGTGCTGGGCGCGGCCGGCGTAGGAGAACGCTGCGATTCCGCCCGCGTCGAGCCCTACCGCGACGGCTGCCTCGATGCCCGAGACGATCGCGATCTGGCCTTCGACGACGCCGAGCTCGGCGGCAAGGTCGAGGTTCGCGTCCGCGCTCGCCTGAACGATGTTCGTCGGGTTCAGCTTCGCCGCGATCTCGGCGGCAGTCAGGTCGAGCCCGGCGGTCGTGAGAAACGCGGCGGCGTTCGGCGGGAAGTTTGCCGAGACGTCGGCTTGTGCGATGACGGCGCCTCCGAGCCGGGTGATGTCCGCCTCGAGCTTCGCGATCTCGGCGCTCAGTCCCGGCAGGGTGGCAGCGACGCCGGTGTTCACCGCTGCGACCGGCAGCACACCGGACAGTGCGATGGTCACGCCTTGACCTTGCTGCGTCCGCTCACGATCTGTCCGGTGAACGGAACGCCGCCGGTCGGGCTGGCCACCGCGGGCGGAACGGGAACGATCGGGCTTGCCGGCGCCGCCGAGAGAGCCCGCACGTAGCCGGCCACGAAGTCACCCACGCAAGCCACCTCGCGTCCCGCCGAGTCGCTCAGTCGCACGTCTGGGCTCACGAGCTCCACGCGCTGCGCCTCGATCTGCACCGGCGCGTCGGTGAGCACCTTGAGCAGGATCGTCCCGTCGCGCTGCAGGTAGACGTAGCCGACGATGGTCCCGTCCGTCGCGCGTGCGTTTATCTTTCGCTCGCCCGGGATCGCCACGCCGGCGTTGACCGTGTCGTGGTAGCCGACCGAGTTGGACCGCCCGGTTCCCGGCGCGTCCGTGCATGCCGCCCAGTCCACGGTTGGCAGCGGCGGCGAATCCTCGCCGGGTGGGCCGAAGTGTTGCGCCGTTTCCAGCGCGCCGCCGCCCGGGTCGACGCGCACGTCCGTGATCGGTACGCCGTCCTCGGTCGTACGGTCGACGTCCTGGACCTCGCCGGTGGAGCCGCTCATGGCACGCTCGGTGGGTAGAATACGAATGCAAACATGAGCACTGCGATCAGGGCAACGGCCACGCTCGCAATGACCCGATCTCGGATCATCTGACGCCGCTTGCTGCGCACCACCTCCGGCCACCGCGACCACTGTGAGACATGCGGAATGGGCCAGCCGTCGGGTGCGTAGCGCCCGCTAAACAGCTCGCCATCGGGCGTGTAGTAGCGCGGGAACTCTAGGAAGAGCGCTTCTTCCGCGGTGCGAGGACTCGCGAACGGGAACATCTGGCGCATAGCCCGGTCGCTTGGATGCATTCTCACGGCTCGTCCCACGGCAGCACCTCCGGCACCTCGCCCGAGAACGCGCCCGGGAGGCACAGGTCGAGCGACGTCGATTCCTCGGTCGCGGTCTGCTTGAGTCGCACACGGCGAATCAGCAGCTCGGTCGGGCGGTAGATCGCCGCTGTCGGCGCTTCGAGAACCATAGTCGTATTCGCTCGGAAGAGCTCGCCGTCGGGCGTGCGCCACGTCGGAAGGTTGTTCAGCGAGTAGCTGACTGCGCCGGCGAACATGCGGCCGAGCTTCGCGCGCGTCGCGGTCGGTGTGTCGGCGGGCTCGGTGTCGTCCAGTTTGAAGGCGTGCGGGCGGAGAACGTCGAGCCACGGATTCTTCTCGGTGAACCGACCACCCTTCTTGCCACGCTTCGATTTGCCGAAGCCCGTGATCTCGGAGAAGTACTCTTGCGGATTGAAGTCGGCTTCCACTTCCGAGATCGGCTGTCGCCCGTCCTGCAGACGCAACACGGGGTTGCCAGGCTTCACCGATTGCCAGCACAAGAGCGCGCCGTCCCACGTGTCCGTGATGACGAGGTTCCGTTGCTTGGCAAGCTCGGCAATGAAGTCGAGGATCTTCTGGTCGACCTCGATCTTGACTGCCTTTTCGAACTTCGCGCCTTCGTTCGCGGCGAACTCCACCGTCAGCCCGTACGGCTTCAGGAGCGTTTCGATGATGGCGCGCAGTCCAAGCTTTTTGAACTCGCGCGGCTTCGTCACGCCGGGCTGCGAACAATCGTTCAGCACGGCAGGCAGCGCGTAGCCGACGACTTCCACCGTCTGTGACGTCGCGTCGACGTGCTGCTTCGGTCCGACGAATGTGCCCGTGAAAAGGATCCCGCCGTTCACCGCGACGGTCATCGGCTTGAAACTGAACGGCCGGAACGTGTCGCGGAACTCGCGGCGATCGGGTTCGTACGGCGCGCGAAGGGTCACCTGCGAGAAGGCGTCGATCGACTGCTCGATCTCGACCTCGGACCATAGACGAAACGTCTCGTTGCCGATGAGGACTTCGACGTTCTCCACTCAAGCCGCCGCGTCGTAGTAGACGATCTTGCGCCCGCGCGGCAGTTCGAGGATCTCGTCTCCCGTGAGGTTGTTCGTTTCGATCAGGAAGTCGAGGCGGGTGTCCACCGCGCCGTACAGCTCGGCACACAGGTCGATGATGCTGCGCGGGCGGTCGAGCACCACGGCGCGCTCGGGCACGAGGTCAAAGCTCACCCGCACGAGATTGCCGAGCGTCGTGGCGTACGCCGCGTGCAGCGCTTGGTACGCCTCGCCCGTGTCGACCTGGTAGGGGTGGACGCCGGGGATGGTCGCGAGCGCATCGAGTCCTGTGTCTCGCCACTCGACAGCCGCCTCGAATTGCTCCTGAATCGTCGCCGCGGCATCGAGCGCCTCGGGGCGCGTGCGGAAGATCGGCCCGGCGACTAGCCCATCGTTGTCGATTGGCGTAGCGGTGCACGCGAGGATTGATCCCGAGACCGATGTCAGAACGAAGAAGTCGGACGTGTGGAAGTCGTTCGCGATCCGATCCGTGCGCGTGGCGAGCGCGGCGCCGCTGGCGAGCGAGGTGGTTGGGTTGCCGGCGTCCGAGCCGAAGATCGACTCCGCCATCCGTCCGTAGCCGTCGAGCCGCGAGCGGATGCCCGTGTACGCGCGCGCGGGGAGGGTGATGAGGTCGCGCACTTGCCGAGCCAGCACGAGCGGCTGCCCCACGAGCACGTCGAGCCCGAAGTTGATGTCTCGTTGGACCGTACGAAACTCGCGGTTGATGTCCGCCACCACGTCCGAGACGCCGGTGAGCGCGTCAGAAACCTGCTGCAGGAACCCGCGGATCGTTGCCTTTTCGTTCGCCTTGTTCAGCACGCTGCCGAGGTCGGTCGCATCGGCGAAGCGCTGGGCCGCCACCACGTCGAAGTTTCCGAGCGCCGCGAGGATCTCGTTCTGCGGTGCGGGTCGAGCGCTCGGGTAGACCTCCACGACGGTCGTCCAGAACGTCACCTCGACAATGCTCTGATTCGCCTCGCTCTTGAGATCGTCGCGGCGCGTGATGTCGCCGAACGGGACGCACGTGACGACGCCGTACAGCGGATGTTCGAGCCGCCCGATGCCTTTCTCGAGTAGCGCCAACTCGAACGCCGTGGCCTCGAGGTCGTGCTGTGCGCCCGAGAAAATGCATCGGAGCGGGTAACGGCGCGGCCCGTGGCCGGTCTGCTGGACGTAGCCATCGCTGACGCCCGGGAACTCGAAGACGGTGCCGCGTAGCGTCGTCTCTCGCGACACGTCCTCGTAGAGGAACATGATCCGCGTGCCACTCGGGGAGCGGTAGGCGGCTTGTCGCAGGCGCTCGGTCCACGGCTCCGGTCGCGCGCCGGGAGGGATCGCGAAGGTCACGTCTCGGTCTTCTCGTTGGTGTCCACGCGCGCGGCCACACCTTCGCGGAAGATGAGATCGATCCCGCTGTCGATCTGGTCGTAGACGAAGACGCGGTCGCCGTAGAAGATCACGTCGATCCAGTCACCCTCGATCGGGACCACGGCGACAAGTTCGGCGCCGCGCGTTTCGAGTCGTGCTTCCACGTCAGAACGCGCCCGTCTGCTGGAGCGTGAGCTTGACGCCGCTGCGCTCGCTCGGGCCTTTCGTGATCTCGGCGCTGCCCGACTCGTCGTGAATTGCGATCTCGATGCGCTCCAGGCGCTCCTCCACGCTACGCGCTACCTGCGCGCCCACAAGGGACGGTCCGACGCTTGGCGTGAATGCGGGCGCCCGTGACGTTTCGCCGCTCTCGTTTTCGTCGCCCCGGCGGCGCGGAGAGAACATCCCGTGGAGCTCCAAGCGACGCTGCTGCTCGGCGTTCAGTGCGCCAAGTTGTGCCGCGGGCGTTTGCATGGTTGCCGCTTCCGCCAGCCCAAGGGCCGCCTTTTCGATTCCGCGCTCACCTCCGGCCATACCCAGCTCGAGGCCCGCGCTCAAGTCGGCGCCGATCCGCTCCATTGCCCGGGACGGAGAGTGGGTGTCGGTGGACGTCTTGATTGCGTCGAGCGCACCCTTGCCGATGGCCTTGACAGCGTTGATCGGAAGCATGGCGGTGGCTTCGATGCCCTTGGCAAATCCGACCACGAGCATTTTTCCAATCTTCAGCGCCTTCTCGGAAAGCGAGAGCCCTTCTGCGCTGAAGACGGCGGACAGGTTCGCGAAGAAGTCAGTCACCGCAAACACGACGCTTCCGATGAAGTCGATGAACCCGCCCAGCGCACCCTTCACGAGCAGGAATCCGAGAACGAGCGAGGCGATCGAGCCGCCGGCAAGGGCGCTGAACGCGAGCGCCACCGCGACCGTGAGCGCGGCGAGCTGACCGAGCCCCTCAGCAAGCAGGATGGACGTCTGGTTCCAGGCGTTGAATCCTTCGCCCGGTTTTGATTCGTCCAACAACCCAAAGGCGTCGGCGACCTCGGTGATCTGCTTAACGAAGGCGTCGGAGAAGATCGTTGCGAGCGGCTTCACAGCCTCAATCCAGTCATCAATGTTGTCGACGACGAGGCCTGCATTCGCGTTGACCCACTCGGTTACGCTCTTTACGACGTCGCGGAGCGGGCCGCTCTGTGTTTGGAACAGCTTGGTCTTGAACCCGTCGACAGCGGACCCGAGCAACGTGAAGTCTCCCTCCAGTGAGTCCATTCGCAGATCGGCCATCTTCTTCGCGGCTCCCTCGGCCTTCTTCAGCTCCTCTACGAGTGTGTTGAACTTGCCGCTCTTGAAGAGATCCGCGAGGTTGCTTGCCGCTTTCTGTCCACGGAGCCCCACGAGGTCCGCGAAGAAGGCGACCTGATCCATGTTGCCGCCGCTCTTCTCCGCGCCCTTGGCGAGGTTGTCCATCACCTCCGAGAGCGGGAGCATGTTTCCTTTCGAGTCCTGGAAGGCGACCCCCATCTCCTTCATCTTCGCCTTCATCGCACTCGTCGGTTTCGCGAGCTTGGTGAGCATCGTGTTCATTGCGGAGCCCGCAACGGATGCATCCAGCCCAACGTCCTGCAGAAGCGCGACGCCGGCAACGACTTCCTCTAGCGGGATTTTGAGCTGACGCGCAGTGGATCCGACGTTGCTCATGGACTCGCCAAGGCTTCCTATCGACGAGTTGGTCTTCGACGACGCTACAGCTAGAACATCCGCCACGTTCGTCGCCTCAGACGTGTCCTTTCCCATGCCCTTTAGAACGTTGCTGACATGGCCCGCGGTCTCGGCGAGGTCCATCCCGGACGCTGCGGCCGCCGACAGAACGCCCTCGATGCCGCTCAGGATATCCTCGTTCGAAAAACCGGCGCGCGCCATCAGCTCCATGCCCTGCGCCGCTTCCGTGGCCGTAAACTTCGTGGTCGCACCAAGGTCGAGCGCCCTCTTTTCGAGGTCCTTGATCTCGTTACGCCCTTTCAGCATGACGGATCCAACCGTCGCCATCTGCTGCTCGAAGTTGGCGCCGGTTTTGATGATGTTCGCCGCCACCAGCCCAATGCCGGCGGCGACTGGTGCGGCCACGAGCGCCATCGACTTCAGCCCGGCACCGACGAACATCGACGCGGAATGGATCTTTCGCAGCGCACGCTTCCCGCGGCGCCCCAGCCTATCCAGGCGTCTCTCGATCTTTGCGACAACACGACCCATGCGGTCGCGCGCGCTGAAGATCGCTTCGATGGAGAATCGGGCCAAGGTGTCACCTTTTCACTCGCGGCATCTGCCGCGGTCTCGTGGCGTCCTTCAGGGCGCCACGGATCCCGTCGTAGTAGAAGCGGATCTCTGCTAGCGCGAGGGTTCGCGGATCCGGAAGCGACGGATACTCGTGAACGATGGTCAGGAGCATCTCTTGGTAAACGGGGATCATGGTGTGGCGCGCCTCGCCGGTATTCGGGTCGCGTCCCCAACGAAAATCGCTGCCGCCCCGCACGAGCGGAACGGAGACGGTCAGGCTAAAAAAAGAATCAGGATCGATTCGCAGACCTTGAGGTCGCGGTTTGCCAGCTTGGCGAAGCGCTGCTCCGGCTGGTGCGTCATTGCTGCCATGAGCGCGCGGGTCTTGCCGATCGTGTGGTTCGTCTTCTTCGAGTCCATCTGACTGATGTCTCCACCACGGGGCTCACTGAAAGTGATTGGCCCTCCGTCGTCGGAGCGTGGCGAGTAGACCGGCCGACCCTTCTCGTCGATCACGAGCGCGCCGCTGACCATCGCCTTGATAAGGCGTCGCTTGCATTCGCGGAACGCTGCGCGGTCTTCGTCGTCCATGCCGCGCTCGTCGAATTCCAGATCCATCTCCTCGACGAACCGCGTAAATTCTTCCTCCGCAACCTCCAAGGCAACCTTCGGCTTGCTTTCCTCGCTCACGACTTCCTCGCTTTCGGTGCGTTCTTGTGGCCGACTCCGTCGGCTCGATACCAGTGGTAGACGTAGAGCCCGGGCAGGAGCAGCACGCGCTTTCCGATGCGCCGCACCGCCTTGTGTGCCTCGTTGTCCACGCCGAAAAACCCGTCCCTGAAGTAGCCCATCGCCTCCCACGTTTCGACGGAGAGACACATCACGACGCCGGAGACGCAGCCGCCCATCGTCATGTCGACGGCGCGGGAGCCGTGCTGCTCGAAGAGCCGCTTTCCGAGTGCGCGGTGCTCGCGCATGTCGTGACCCGCCGGTGCGCCCGGTGCGATCTGCTCCTTGCGCCCGATGCGATTCGTCACCGCCGTGAAGAGTCCCGCGGTCGGATGCGCGTCGATCGCGCGGAGGATCTGCGGGTACCATTCCGCCGTCGTCCAGATCGCATCGTGGTCGAGGAACACGACCCAATCACCGGGGAGCGCCCGGCTCATCGTCTCGTTGTACGCGCGCCCGAGGTTCTTCTCGGTGTCGTAGGCGGTCGCGGCAATCAGCACGGGTCGTATCCGAAGCGCTCGATGCCAGCGCGCTCGGCTTCGGCGATGGCGCGCCGTTGTCGTGGCGTGAATTCGTGTCCCACGGCGCCGACGTTCTTTGGTGCCGCCGTCAGGTCGAGCGCGTCCACGTCGAATCCGGCGCGGGTGAGCGCGATCCGAATGTCCGCGTCGAACCGTTCCAGCCGACCGACGAAGTCGATCTCGTGGCCCGGAACGCCGGCGTACTGCGCGAACATCATGCTCACAAATCCGGGCATTCGTTCGAGGATGTGGTGCACGTAGCGCTTGATCGTCTTCGCACGCACGGCTCGGTCGAGCTCCAGGCTCATGTCCCACGAGCCGCCGCGCCTCTGTCGGTGGCGCCAGAATGAAAGCCACCAGTCGACCGGGTGGCGGACGAATGCGCACCGGTAGCCTTCGATGCCTTCGAGGTCTCGGAGGTCCGGGTGTCCCGCGGCGGCCCACGGATTGCCGTGGCTCGTGCGCGTGTAGATGGCGCCGCCGATCTGCGGACGGAGAACCTTCTTGATCCAAGTGCCGCCAGTCTTCGGGACGTGGACAAAGATGAGACGTCCAGGGATGACGAGCGCCATTACTCGTAGCCGAAGCGCTCGAAGTCTTCCGCGAAGATTGTCTCGATTCGCGTGCGTTGTTCCGGCGTCACTCCGACGAGTGCCGCGCCCGTCGCATGCGCCGCCACCGTGACGAGCGGCTGCGGCGCACCGAAGATCCGCCGCGAGATGCGCCGCCAACAGGCTTCTGCCGACGCGACCTTACCCACGTCGTCTACGTCTACCGGCACGATCGCGGATTGTGGCGCCCAGTGCGGGTCAGTGTAGAGGACTCGCGTTGATTCCAGTGAGCGCAAGAACTCGTCCGGGTCGGGGGTGGCGCGCGCACCGGTGACCGCCTTGTAGCGTTTCCACGCGGCGCCACGGCGTCGCGCGATGACGTCGCGGTATGCGCTGAGGGTACGCGGCACGGGATGCCGGACGAAGGTGAAGCGGTACAGTCGCGCGAGTCGTTCCCGCGGAATGGATCCTGCGCGCGCGAAGGCGTTCAGCTTGATTGTGTCGAGTCGATCCATCTCGGTCACGCGCTCGCCCGTCATCGCGTGGTACAGGCTTGCGGTGATCGTCGAGCCTGCCGCTTTCGGCACGCGCCAGAACGCGAATCCGTGACGCTCCGAAACGGCCGTACGGTTCTGTAGGAGGTTCCGCGGGAGCCCCGCCATCACACGCGGCGCACGCCAAAGAGAACTTCTGGACCGAGCCGCCCTTCGATCCGGCTCACGTCCAGCGCGATTCCTGCCGCGCTCGCCTCGCGATACATCGCCTCGATCGAAAGCCGGACGTCGTAGTAGGAGCCGCGGTGTCGCGTTTCGTGCTCGCCGGATTCCTTCACGAACTCGTTGCGGATGACGATGAACATCGCGAGCGGCGCATGCTGCAGTGCGGTCTCCACGAACGGGAGCCAGTGTGCTTGGTGCTGCAGCACGCTGCGGGCGACCAGAACGTCCGCGCTCGGGACGTCGCCGGATGCGGACAGTTCCTTGAGCCTGCCGACCTCGAGCGTGGCGCGGTCCCCGAGGCGAGACCGTGCGGCGGCGATTGCTGCGGGCGAGATGTCGCAGCCCCAGTAGGTTCCCGCGTACCCGCGCGCAAATAGCAGCTCCGCCGTGTGACCGGCGCCGCATCCCACTTCGAGCAGTGAGCCGCACTGCCGCACGCGCTCCGCAAGAACTTCGTCGACGCGCAATCCGGCGCACCGGTCCGCCATGGCGTCCCAGTAGTCCGACGCTTGCTTTCGCCACTTGTCGCCGAACGGCATCAGAGCTTCCTTCGCGCGAGCCACGGGAGCGCCGTGTATGTGCCCGGGACCACGCCGGGCGGGAGATTCAGTTTGCGCGCAACGTAGGGCAGGGCGATCTGGTCGCGCTCGGAACCGTCTGCGATTTCGCCCCACCACTCTTCACCGAGTTTGCGAGAGGCCTTGTCGCCGCTGCGCGCGATGATGCCGCCCGCCCAGAGCCCTGCGTTGCGTGGCATACCCTCGGTTTCGTAGCGCTCCATCTGCAGCCGCAGCGCCTCCGGCGATTCCGTGATGCGCTTTCGAAGGCACGCCGCGCCCTCGTCGAACAGGCAGTTACGCGCCGGGTGCCGCGTCGCCGCCCACGAGTGGCCCTCGAGCGCGGCCATCACGATGTCGTGCGGGTTGTCGACGAGCTTGAACTCGGCGTCGATGTAGAGCGTCGGCCCGGAAACGAAGTAGTGGATCAGCGCCTTGATCGCGCGGTTGCTTCGCCGCGGTGAGAGCCGCATCGGATGGTGTCGGATCTTCCACGCCGCCGGCGCGAAGTCGGCTCGGTCCGTGACGCAAAGGAACCGGCAGTTCGGCCACCGCTCTTCGGGCTCGTACAGCTTGAAGCGCGGCCCGTAGATCGCGGTGACGATCGTGAGCACGTCAGAGCACCTGGTGACAGATCGAGAGCACGCGGTGGGCCACCGTGTGCTTCGTCGCGTGGAGTCGTCGTCCGTTCTCGGCGATGCGTCGGCGCTCCGCTTCGTCGTCGTCGAGATCGGCGAGCCGTCGCCGGAGGTCGTGGACGGTGTCGAAGGTGATGCAGTTCTCGCCGTCCTCGAAGCCGAGTTGCGGATCCGTTCCCGCGCCGGGGAAGCGGTGCAGAACGAGCAGCCCGCCGCACGCGAGGATCGAGTACGTGCGCACCGACGTGTACCCGGGCGCGCGCGGCGACATGCTCAGGCAGTAGCGCGCAGACGGGTAGAGCGATGGCAGCAGCGCCTCGATGCGGAGCCGCGCAGCGCGCTTGCGTTCGTTCATCACGACCGCTCCGACGGCCTTGCAGATTTCTCCGCGACCGCGGTGGTAGGTGCCATTCGCCAGGTCGCCGACGAATAGAGCGCGGACGCCTTCGGCGGCGGGTGTCGGTTCGCGGATCGGCGCGCCCTGCGGGGCGTAGCCGATCGGGCAGTCGAGCGCTGCCTGCCACTGCTCCGGGGAGTAGAGCTCGCCGCCCGGCGTCCGCCACTCGCCGCGGTACGAGAGGAATGCGTGCCGCACTCGTCCCCGCAAAGCCTCGCCGTGGCTTCCAGGACGGAGATCCCAGCACCAGTAGATCGTCTTTCGTCCGCACTCCCAGACGCGCGCTGGAAGCTGCAGCACCTCGCCGACCCTCGTGTTGCAGACGATCGTGAGGTCGTAGCTCTCGGCGATTCTGTCGTGGAGCTCGGGGTCCCTGCCGTGGACGCGGACCGTTGGCAGCCCGGTGCGAGACAGCTCGGCGGCGGCCTCGTCGGCGCCGTCGCCGCCCGGGAACCCGGCGCCGGAGAACCCGACCAGGAGCACCCGGAGACCACTCAGCGGCGCGCCCAGTTCGCCCAGGCTGGCTCGCAGGACGTCCCTCACTCCTCGCCCCCAGCGTGCCACCCCCGCGACCACAGGTCGGACGAGCCAAGCCGGTAGACGTCCGGGCCGAGCCGGCCCGGGGTGATGCCCGCGCGCCAGAGGACGACGGGCAGGGAGACCTGGTCGCGGAGGGTGTGGCGCTCGAGCTCCGCCCACCAGGCGCGCCCGAGCTCCACCATGGCGTCGCTGCGCCGGCGAGCCAGGACCATCGTGTTCCAGAGCCCGCCGCGCTCGGGGTAGCCCTCGGCCCGGTAGGCGGCCGTCTGCGCCTCGAGGTCGGGCGCGGGAGCCCGTCCGAGCTCGGCGCAGTCCCGAGCCTCGAGGTACGTGCAGTCCCGCCAGGGGTGGGGGAAGCCGGCGATGTCGGCGCTCCGGAGAGCCTCGCGCAGAACCTGACGGATGGGCAGTCCGCTCGCCGTGATGCGCCCGTCGATCCACACCACGATGTCGCCCTCGACGTGCTCGAGCGCGAGAGCCTTGATGCGCCTGGCGGCTCGCCGGGGGTCACCCTCGGAATCGACCCGTCGGATCTCCCAGCCGGGGACCTCTGCGCCGTCCGTGAACATGACCCACCGGTCGACGTCGCTGGACGCCGGCGCCGGGATCGGTTCGTCCCGCCCGCCGAAGATCGCCGTCACCACCGTGACGGAGCCGATGCCGAGCGGGGGTCCGATGCGCTCGCGCCAGAGGTCCGGCGAGACGAGTCCGAGCCAGCGCTTTCGGTTCGCCGCGAGATCGGCGTACGTCAACTCGCGCGGCACGGCCCGGAGCGGATCCGGGTTCGGTCGCTTGCGAACGATGCCGATGCCTTCGTCCGCGTCGATCGTGAACGCCTCAACGTCGCGACGTCGGCGAAGCGCGACCATTGCCTTCCAGCAGTCGCCGTTCCAGACGCCGGTTTCGCGCGGTACCCGCTGCGCCGGCTCCGTCGCTGGACCGCAGTCGTGCATGACGATGAAGCCGTCTTCGGATAGGTGCTTCAGTGCGTTGTCGACGTCGCGCTCGACCTGGTCTGCGTGATGGAGGCCGTCGACGAGCACCACGTCGAAGCGCGTTGCCGGGTCGAGCGTCTCGAAGAATCGATCGCTCGTCATCTTGTAGAGCGCGGAGTAGTGGCGCCCAGCCGTTGGATGTGGCGCCGGGTCTACACCCGCCTTCACGTCCGCGCGCACGTGGCTCCCGCACACTCCGCGCTGTACGCCGATCTCGAGGAACCATCGCTCCGGCGTGATACCGAGCAGCTCATTGATGACGTCCCACCGCATGAGTGGCACAGCGCCCATCGCCGGGACACGCTGCCGCCGTGGAGGGACCGACATTCGCGCGCCGTTCAGGCGCGTTCGCTTCCTACGTTTCACCGGGTCGTTTTCGTCGGGGTCGATTTCGAAGACGCTCCACGGCGTGCTTCGGATGATCTCGTTACGTTTTGCGTGTCCGGTCGCTTGCGACATCTTGAAGATGCCCTTTGGATCGAGCGGCGCGAGCGACTCGATCCACGTGCTGTTCCCGCGGCGCGGCGCGGCCGGGTGCGGGACGAGCCACATTGGCACGGCTTGCCGCTGCGCCCACACCGCGATCTGTGCGTCGACGCAGTTGACGCCGGGCAGGTCACTCGGGAGCGGTACCTTCCGCGTGTCGAACGCCATGACGCCCGAGCCGCCGTAGTTCACCCATCGGCCGTACTCGACGCGCCGGAAGTAGAGCCCCACGGGACCCTTGACGGAGTTCCATCCGGAGGCGTTCGCGAGGAATGTCCGTCCGTGCGCGGTGACGATCGCCTCGCCGTCCCACTTCTCGACGGCGTCCAGCATCCGCTGAACGTATCCCCCGAAATAGCAAAAGTCGTCATCACACGTGAGGTAGATACCCCGGTGCGATGACGACCAGTGAAGTTTGCGTTCGGCTCCGTTGTTGGTTGGATCCGTGATGTATTCGTCGGCGAGATCGAGGACGCACTGCGGCGCCTCGGTGAAGCCGTTCAAGTAGACGTGGAGCCGGTCGACCTGTGGCCGTAGTGACTCCAACACGCGCGGGAGGAAGTGCGCGCGGGACGGGATGGTTGCGAGCGCGGCGAGCGTCTCGGCCACGCGGGGCTACTGCTGCTCGAGCTTGCCCGGTCCCGAGAGCGACACGGCGCCCGTTGCGTTCTGGCTCGCGCCCTGCAGTTCGCCCGTGATCGTGCCTCGTCCTTGATAGGTCGTGCCGCTCGCGAACGTGACCGTGATCGGGATGAAGCTTTGCCCGTCCGCGATCTCCTGCAGGAACTCGTGGTCTGCGCGTGCGTCGTCGAGCGAGAGCTGCAGGCCGTCGATCATCCACGGCACGCGGGTCTTCACCTGTCGCGCCGTTCCGTCGCCGTTCGCCTGGAGCTCGTTTTCGAAGCCGCCGAGCTTGCGATTCGTGTCCGCGTCCGCGGCAACGGTGAACCGTCGCCCTCGGAGCGTGACCTCTTCGACCGATCCACCGGTCTCTGCCATGGTCGTGCGTCCTCGCGCTGGGCGCACGTCGACATGGCCGCGTCACTACGCGGCCGCGCCGTGCGCGTTGATTGTCAGATCAGGCGGCTGCGGCCGTCCCGAAGAAGAAACCCCACCGGAGCGTGAAGTCCTTGATGTTCGCGTTGCCCGAGAGCGGGAACGTTCCGCTCACGTTGAGCCGCTTCGGATTGCCCGAATCGATCTCCGCCGTGATCGTCTTCTTCGCCCCGGTCGGATCGCTGATGATTGCCGCGAGCCCGAGCGCGTCCATGAGCGCAGCGACTTCGCTCTTCGCGCTCTTCGGCTTGCGGGCCGCCGGGTTCGTCACGGCTTGGTTGTCCGGCACGAGTGGCGCGCCGTCCCACTCCGCAGTCGCGAAGATGAGATCGACGTTGAAGATGATGTTCTGCAGCTTCACGATGTCGACGACGTACCGATACGCGGGCGGCTCTTCGCCGGTCGGGTGGTAGAACGTCACCACGTCTGCGACGTGCACGAGGCCGTCGCGCACCTCGATCGTCGACGAGCCGTTCTTCACGGCGAGGTCGCGAACGCTGTAGTTCCACTGCTCCGCGTCGGTGCCCGGGATGACTCCCGAGACCGCGCGCGAGCCGTAGTCCACGGGCGGGTTGTTGTTGGCCACGCGGGCGATCTGCACGAGCTGCCGCGCGGCAACGACGCACGGGAGCGTCGGCGAGCCGGGCGCAACGAGCTGCGCGTTGATTCGATCGGTCGGGCGCGCGTCGGAGACGGCCGTCGCCGAAGCCTGCGCCGCGATCGTGTTGCCGGTGAAGCAGACGAACGGCTTGCGTACGAGCTCGCCCCACCGCGTTTCACCTTCCGTCTGGAACTCGTCGAGCAGCGTGGTCTCGGCGATGTCCTCCGCGTTCAGGAGCATCGTCTCCCAGACGTTGCCCATCTGCGCGAGCGCCGCAGTGATGTCGGGCACGACGAGCCCGCCGGTCGGCTGCACGATCGTGTACGTGACACCGAGCGCGTCGCCGATGACTTCGACGACCACGAGATCGCCGGAGGGTCCCGCCCACTTCGGAGCAACGACGACGTCCGTCGCGTTGCCGGTCGCGATGATTGGCATCTTCGGGACCGCGTTGACTGCGTCGACGATCGCGTCGCAGATCTCCGCTACGCTGTCCGTGTCCGGGTCGACCACGAACGGCGCCGAGAGAACGCCGCCGGCGCGGACGTAGTACGTCGCCGCCTTCGTCTGCGAGCCGGAGGGAGTGATCGATCCTTCCGCAGTGACCGCCTCGTAGCCATCTTCGAGCGGGTAGAGCGTGACCGGGATCGAGCCGACCCCGCTGCCGTTGGCCGGCTTCAGCGCGTCGGCGATGAGATGCGCAGGCGAGCCCCAGCCGAACAGCGCGCCGATCTGCGCGCCGCTTTCCACCTCGACCTTGTCGGTGCTGTACGTGCTCGCGCTCGCGCCTTGCGCGAAGACGGCAATGCGCTGCGGGAGGAACAGGACGCTTTCGACACGCAGATTGATGAACTCGGTCGTGATGCCGGTCACGCGGGCAACGGCGGATGCTTCGATCGTCATCTCAACTGTCCTCGCTCTCGAACTTGGCAGTGAAGTAGACCTGGCCAGTCACCGCGCGCTTCGCGGTGAGACTCAGGAGTTGCAGCGTCTCCGGCTGGTATTGCGGAGAGAACTCGTTGAACTCGACGTGCAGCGCGAGGCGGACCGCCTGAACGTTCTGCACGGACACGTTGTCTTCGGGTGGCTTCAGCGTCGTGAGCGACTGAACCCAGCGGCGCGCCACCGTGCCTCGCAATCCGAGGTAGGTGTATTGGCCCGCCATGAGAATCTGGCGCACGAGACGCGCGGCGCGGTGTGCTTCCGTCGCGGCCTTCTCATCGCCGCTGATGTGGCCCGCACCCTCGTACTCTTCGGTCTCGGCGCTCTCGCCGTAGCCGTAGACGTCGACGTGGAAGACGCCGAGCATCTTTTGCCGCTCGATGGTGTTCGAGCCGGCCATCACGATCGAGGCGTTGTCGAACCAGACGTTGACGATCGGCGTCGCGTCGACGTGGTCCTGATCGGGCGCGTCGGCGAAGAACGCCCACGGTCGCAGGCGCTCCGTGAACACGCGGAGCTTCCACGGCGCTGGATCGAGTGGTGGATCTTCAGCCGCTGCCAGGTCTTGCTGGCCCTCGGATTCGAGCGCGATGATTGCGGCGATCTCGTCTCGCAGCGCCTCGAAGTTGTCGGGCCCCGTGATGAGCGTCGTGATCTGCGCGCTCACGAATCACCGGGCCGGCTGTACTTTTCGAGACGGCAGACAACGAGCCCGAGGGCGCGATCGACCATCGCCTCGAAGACCTTGAACGTGTGCGCGTGACCGTTCGCGTCGGCGAACTCGACCACCCACGGGCGCGAGTCGCTCTCGGCCACGCCGCGCGGGACGGAGCTGAACGCGGTCTCGCAGGAGTCGATCCGGAGCGACACCTCGGCGGTGCGCCCCGTGATCATCATCCCGGTTTCGGGATCGATCTTCGTGCCGACGTCGGTGGTGAAGCCGACGAGATCGGCAGTGACGTTCTCGGGCGACGTGACCGACACGGGCCAGCCGAAGCCGTCGAGGTCTTCGAGGATGGTCGCGTTGTCGGCCGCCGCGATTTCGCGGAGCCCCACGGCGTCACGCCTCGCGCTTGCTCAGCTCGGCAAGAAGACGATCGGCGCCGGGCCCGATGATGCGGCCGGCGCGGACGTGGGTTTCGAGTTGACGCCGGTCCATCGCGGCGTCGTCGCTGAACGCTCCCTGGGGAACGCCCTTCCCGGGACCGAGTACACCCGCATGGGTGCATGCGATCGACGTCCGTGGCGCGATCTGAAACTCGTGCTTGACCTTCGGGAGAGCGGCGCGCGGCGGGGGCGGAGGACCGCCCTGGGTCGGGATGCCAGCGCCATCGATGGGCGGCAGTGGCGGGCGAACGGCTTTGATCTGCGCCGCTGCCTTCGCGGTGGCGCGCTCCTTCGCCCTGGGCACGGTTGCCGCATCGGGCTCCGTCGCGACGTCGGCGGCGGACGCCGATTCGGCGTCCTTGACCGAGCCCTCTTCCGGCGGCGGCGCAGCGCCCGAGCTCGCCGCTCGGGACTCGAGGTCCTCGAGCAGCTTCACGAGCGAGGCTTTCCCGAGCCGGCTTGTGTCCGGCTGTTCCTCGCCCAACTCCGCCGCAAGCTCGCCGATCGTTTCGACGAGCTCGCGATTCGTGCGGGGGTCCGCTCCGCTGACGCTCATCACGCCACCGTCAGGCAGGCGTGGCAGTCGATCGCCGTGGGGATACACAGCGGCCGGGTGCCCATGCGCACCTTGAGCGCCTGCCGATCCTGCGTGATGTAGGCGTTCATGGTGAGCGCCAGTTGCCGCTCGACGCTCGTGATGCGCGGGGGAAGGAACGGCATCACGCGCGGGTCGGGGTCACCGAGCAGCGGGATCGAGCCGAAGGTGAGATCGCGACGCGCGCCCCTGGCGAGCATGATCACCTTGTTCGTGTCGACGAAGTCGGTGGTCTCGCCCGTCTGCGGGTGCACGAACGAGCCGTCGTACTCCCACAGGTCGTAGGCGTACGACCCGATCTTGAAGCGCCCGAAGTGGGTGGCTCCGGTGTCGAGCTGCGCCTGCGGCATGATCATCCCCACGTCCATCCGCAGGTTGTCGAGCTGTGCCTTGACCTCGGTGTTCGCCATGAACCTCTGGCGCGCGCTCTGTCCGAAGATGAGCGTGTCGGGGTTGCGCTTGCCGTCTCGGCGCACGACGCGACCCAAGTTGTCGATGTCGATGAGCGGCGTCCCAGTCGATCCGTTCACCGCCCACGCCGTGCCGGCCGTGACGAGGTGCGTCGCCTTCGGCTGGAAGTCGAGCGTGTAGACCGTCGCGCCGGCTGCATCGACGAGCGTGAGCACGCCGGTCTGCAGCACCTGCGACGCCTGCACCTCGATGCCGCGCCGGATCTTGCGTTCGAGCTTCCGTGCGCCGCGAAACGTCTCGCGGAGCGCGGCGAGTCCGAAGTCGGGTCGCGCGAACGGGTCCTCGCCCGGCTGTCGCTTGATGAGGTTGTACGCCGAGACATTCAGCTCCTCGTTGTAGACGGGGGGCGTGAAGTTCTTGTTCGTGTAGACCGTCACCTCGTTTTCGCGCGCGCCGGAGTTGATGCCTTGAATCGGCACCGCGATCTCTTCGTCGTCGCGGATGACGTCGAACTCCACGTGTTCGGAGTCGTGGAAGTTCATGCGCGGGGACTGGAAGAACGACGAGAGAAAGCCGGGTGCGCTGGCCTCTTCGACGTACTGCTCGATCATCCAGTTGGTGCTTGCGTCGGACATGGTCGTGTTCCTTCTGGTCGTGCAGAGGCGCACCTCTGCACCCCCGAAGCCGCGCCCTTCGGCGCGTCCAGAGACGCTCGGTGACCCTCGGAGTTGGGGTGGGACCGCGCGTCGAACTCGGCTCTCGCCGGCGACGCGCGGTCAGCAGATCAGGAGTCGCCTCCGGGCTGCGGGTTGTCGTCCTTGTCGAGTTGCGTCACGTCGACCGCGAAGATCCCGACCTGCTGAAGCAGGTCGAGCACCGTGGCGTCGACGTTCGAGTCGTCGCCGTCGGCGGCGATGACGAGCCGGAAGCGGTTCACCTTGCCGGTGAACATCGGACGGACTCGGTTGTCGCCGCTGGCGCCGTCGAGCGCTTCGGGCAGGATGGCGACGGGCACGCCGTTGCCGTTGCTCGAGCCACCCTTGGCGTAGAGCTGCATCTTCAGCGTGTCCGTGTTGCGAGCGAGGATGGTGCCCTTCGGATGAACGGCTCCGGTCGAGAGATTCAGGGTCTCGTCTCGGATGCCGCCCTCTTCGATGACGACCTCTCCGACGTCGATGTCGGTGAAAGTTGCGTTGGCCATGGTGGTTCCCTTTCGAGCGTTCGTCGCCTATCAGGCGCCGATGCCGCCCTCTTGCTGCGCGAGCGCCATGATGTGATCGCCGAGGTCGGCGGCTTGGCCTGCGGGAGCTCCCGTCGGCGCGGCGCCGGCGATGGCTGCGACGGCGGCGCTCGAGTCTTCCTGTCGCGCGGCCACCTCTCGGCGGTCGAGTGCGGCGGCCATGTAGGAGGCGTGGACCTCCTCGTCGAGAGTGCTTGCGCCCGATGCGATGGCGTCGTGCGCCACCTTCGTTGCGCCCGTGGTCGCGGCGAGCTTCAGGTGTGCGAGTACGCGCTTGCGCTCTGCATCCCGTCCCGCCTCGGCACCGGACTTGTTGCCCTCGGCCTTGCCCTTCTCGAACACCGCGGCGTAGAGCTCGGGGTGCTGCGCCCGGAACTGTTCCTCGTTCATGATCGTCGTGCTCCTGTTTGCAGCGCCGCCGGTCTCGGCGGGCGAAGTGCTGTCGTTTGCTGGGGAGCTGGGCTCCCGATGTGGTTGGGCGGGGACAAACCCCGCGACGTCATCGCCGACTCGTGGGTGTCGGTAGCGAGCGAGAGACCCCGTGGCGACCATTCCCTCGTAGGTGTCTACCAAGCGATCCCACTCGGCCTTGCTGCCCTTGAACACCTTCGGCAGTGCCTCGTGAACGGCGCGCGCGTCGCTTGCGCGCGCGCGCACCTCCTCCGGCATGTTCCGGTATTCGTCCGGCCGAAGGGACGCGAATGCGACCGAGAGGCTGCGTGACGCATTTGCCGTCGCGCCGTCTTTTCCTTTGAGCGGAACCACGTCCGTTGCGAAGCCCTTCTCTTTGGCTTCGCCCGCCGTCATCCATGTCTCGGCGTCCATGAGCGCGAGGACTTCGTCTTGCGACATGCCTGTGCGCGCTTCGTAGACGCTGGCGATCTGCGTTCGAATCTTGTCGAGAAAGTCGGCGTGCTTCCGGAGATCGTCCGACTCCCCCATGCTCATCATCCACGGGTTGTGGATCATCATCCAGGCGTTGCCGCCCATGCGGATGGTGTCGCCCGCCATGGCGATGACGGATGCCGCCGATGCGGCGAGCCCGTCGACGTCGACCATGACCGGCGCCTTGTGCTGCACGAGCAGGTTGTAGATGGCGAATGCCTCGATGACGTCGCCGCCGCCCGAGTTGATGCGGACGCCGATCGACTTCGCGCCGGGCGAGTTCTTGATCGCATCGCGGACGCTCCGCGCGCTGACGCCGCCGAACCAACTGTCCCCGATGACGTCGTAGACGTCGATCTCGAGCGTGTCCGTGCCTTCGCCGCGGACGATGAAAGACCAGTTGTTCATTCGACCTCAGGTTGCTCGCTGCGGGAGCGCGCGGATGGTTGCGCCTTGGGCGGCGTCGCGCCCTGCCGGCTCTGCCGGTGCGGGAGCTGACTGCGCCTTCAGTTCGGCCTCGAGCTCGAGCATCGGACGAAGAGCCTCGGCAAGTTGCTCGTTCTCGCGCGCGAGCTTCTGGACGTTCTTCGAGTACTTCGTTCCGTTCAGCTCTCGGCTTGCGCGGTCACGGGTGATGAATCCCGCCTTGACCTGGCGCTCGTAGCCCACCACCAGCTTCGACATGTCGACCGCTGGCTTGATGTGTCCCGACCAGTCAGCGTGTGTCCATGCGGCGAGTCGATCGAAAAGCGCCCACTGCCGCCACGCATCCAGGAAGCCCGGAGCGTCGACGCGGCCAGCGAGCACTTCCGAGACCAGCCACTCGACGTAGATGGGTTGGCAGAAGTTCTTACCGAAGTGCGTTCGGACCGGGTTCAGGTAGATTTTGAATTCGTTGATCGCGGCCTGCGATGCCGAATAGTTGTTCGAGAACGTGAGCCGCAGGATCTCGGGCGGGACCTCGTTCGCCCATGCCACCGCTTGAATGATGGCTTCCTCGAAGTCGCCGAACTTCTCGTCGGTGCCCGTGCTCGGGAACGCCTTCGGGGTTTCGCCGACCTGCAGCTCGTCGATGATGACGCCCGGGATGTGCTCGCTGACGTTGAACGTCCGCAGGGTCCCGGTGGTGTCGTACGCCTGCTCGGTGCCGCGACGGATGGCGCCACCAGTGAGTGGCCGCGTGCCAGGCGCTGCGACTTCCTTCTGAACGAACATCGCGTACATGCTGTTCAGCGCGGCCTTGCGCTGGGTGCTGTCGCGGTACTTGTCGATCTCGTTCAGTGACTGCAGAACGAGCGAAAGGAGTGGCTTGCCGCGGGTCTGCTCGAGGCGCTTGTCGCAGCCGTACACGAGCCACGCGATGCGCTTGCCGGAGCGCGGACCCACCGCCGGCAGCCGCTGCGACTTCAGCGCGAGCGGGTCGGAGTTGGTGTGCTGACGAATCCAAAAAGCGACGTGCCGTCCGGCTTCGTCGATCTCCACGCCGTGGACGATCCGGTTGCCGTTCGGCAACCGCTGGTTGAATCGTGCGTCGTTGAACAGCGGCGTCTGTACGGCGTCGCCGCGGACGAGCTGCACGCGCGGGAGGTGGGTGCGCGCGTCTTGCCGCAGCACCACCAGGACGTCGCCGGAGATCAGTGCCTCGCGGCGCGCCTCGGCTTGGAGCTCGCCGAAGCTGGCGCGCATCGCAGCGTCGCACAGTTCGCCGTCTGCGCCCCAGATCGCGAAACGATTCTCGACATCCTCGGCCCAGTCCGCAAGCGCGTCTTCCTCGAGCCCGAGAATGCGTTCCTCGGGCGTGGCTTCCAGGTGGAGCCCGACGTTGATCTCGTTCGTGATGAGCCGACGAATCAGCCCGCGCGCGTAGAGGTTACGCTCGAAGAGATCGCTCGACCGCGCCCGGAGCGTCCAGTAGTCGGTCCACAGAACGCTGGTCGGGCCGTAGCCACCGGGGAACTTTTCGCCGTCGTCGCTCGTGTAGCGGATCGGTGCCTGCGGCAGCGAGCTCGCCAGAATGTTATGCCTGTGCCACTCGCGTCGCTGCGGAAACGGTTGTACGCCCGTCGGATCGTGCTCCGCGTATCGAGCGTAGGCGTCCTCGAACGCCTCCATCAGTACGCCGGCCTTCCCACGGTGCGTGCGCATCCCAGTCGCGCCTGCAGGGTGGAGTAGCGATTCTCGAGGGCGTCCAGCGTCTTCATGAGCGAGGTGAGGCTCGCCTTCGTGACGAGCTGTCGCGTCTGCCCGGTGTCGAGCTGGTAGGACTGCACCGCGCCGGTCGAGAGCGCTTCGATCGCGTCCTCGTATGCCTCGATGAGCGTCTTAGTCTTCTCGAGACGTGCGTTGAGCCAGGTGGTATCGGTGCACGTCATCGCGTCACGCTCGTTCGTTGGTTACGGATCCCTGTAGAAAGGCTTTCGCTTCGGGTCCCTCGCGTTCGAAGGCTGCGTGCACAGGTCGTAGAAAGCTCGGAAGTTGGTCCACTCGAGCCCGAGTTGGTTTACGCATGCGTCCCACGCGACGATGTCGAAGGCGGCGCCCCCGTACACCAGCAAGTCCCAGAGCTCGTTCGCGGCGCCGCTCGGGCGATGCCACTCCCAGCCAATGCGCTTCTTCGTGGTCTGCTCGACGCGCTCCCGCTTCGTTTCGGCGGTGAGCTCTCGGAGCTGCTTGTCGGTGACGTTGCTGGGCGCGTTGAAGTGGAAGGGCGGCTGAATGCCCATCCCGTCCCACCCGCGGCGAAGAGCAGCGCTCCACCGATCCTTGTACATGTCGACGGTCACGCCGTACGCGCGCGTGCCCATCGGCGTAGTGAACGGATGAAACTCTTTAACGAGCGCGCCCTTCGCCGGCGCCTCTTTGCCCTTCACAGGCAAGACGCCCGCGTCGTACTCGGCGGCGAACTGGTAGACGTGGTCCGCGCGGTAGCCAGAATCGACCAGCGTCAGCTCGATTTTGTACACGCGCTCGTCGTCGGCGACGTACTCGTGCGACTCGACGAGCTCCCGAAGCCGCCCCCATGTCGAGGGATTGTCGAGCTGCTCGGTGTCGCCTTCGAGGCGCCAGTAGTCGATCAGGATCGGCCGTCGCTCGCGGCACCAGCCCCACACTGCTACGGCGAGGTTGTCCTTGTGGACGTCCACCGCGCCGGTGAGCACGAGCACGTGGCTCCCGCAGTGCTGCTCGGCTTTCTTGTTCGGGATCTCGCCGAAGCGATACCAGCTCCGGCGGTGCGGCGAGACGTTGTCGAACCTGAGCTTTTCGCCGCGGATCTCGAAGGTCTCGCCGAGGACGTTGTTGTAGAAGGCTTGGAGGCGCCCGTTGTCGCGAGCGCGGTTGTGCTCCACGTCCCAGGCGTCGAGCCAATGCAGCACGCATGACGCCCACGTCTGCATCCCGACGGGGCTGTAGAGCGCGCTCAGGTGGTAGCTGCGATGATGGGCGTCTGCCGGTACCGCCGTCGGTCGCCACTCGGCGCCGCGCCCGGGGTCGAGCAGTCGCGTCTTGTCGTCGTTCGTGTGCGGGTGCCCGCACGCTTCGCACAGGTAGCGGACCGAGTCGGGCTTGAGCGTGCCGTGCTCATCGAGCTCCCAGACGATCCCGGTGATCTCGCCCGTCTCTGGGTTGTTCCTCCGCCACCGTAGAGTCTGCGGGTGCCCACAGCCCAAGCACCTCACGAAGTAGTACCGCTGATCGCCGCGACGAAACCGCTCCTCGATCTTCGATTGGCCCTTCACCGTCGGCGTGGACAAGTCGACGATCTTGCGCTGCGCCTCGAAGCCGGCCGTTCTTGCGGCCGAAAGTTTCAGGGGGTCGCCGTCCTTGCCGACGACCATGGGCCAAGCGTCAATCTCGTCCCGAAGCAGGATCTGAATCGACGTCGACCGGAGCTTGTTCGCGTTCTGCGCACCGAGCGGGATGAGGAACCCGCCGCCGATCCATTCGATCTTCTTCGCGGTCTTGCCGGTCTTGCGGGCGTTCTTCTCGTCCGTCGATCGGATGAGTCGCTCCAGCCCCGACGCTTGGATCATCGGCGTGATGTTCAGGTCGACGCGCTGTTGCGCGAGATCCTGGTCCGCCGTCACGAGCATCATGGGCGCGTGCCCGACGGCGTCCATGTAGTAGCCGACGAGGTTTTCGATGACGCCCGTGGTCGCGCAGATCTGCGCGCCCTTCATCCACGTCAGCTCGCGGACCGAGGAGTCCTCTCGCAGGCAGTCGACGATCTCGCGCAGGTACGGCGCGACGCCGAAGCTGTATGGCCCCGGCATCGACGTGACGGACGCGGGGAGGTACCGGTTCGCCTCTGCCCATTCGCTCGGGAGCGGCACACGCAGTTCCGTCGTCAGGGCCTTGAACTGCGCCGCCAGCCAGCGGCGTTGATCTGCCTCGAACGCGAGGCGTCGCGGCTCAGTCATCCGGCTGGAGGATCTTCTCGAAGCGCATCCGCACCGGCTCCAGCAGCCGCATGACGACCTCGCGCATCATCGTTTCAATCTCGTGAAGATCCTGGCCGGACTTTGCGGCCGCACTGCTGCGCGCCGCCATGGTCCTGATCGCGTCGCCCAAGAGCCGCCGGTGTAGTCCCTCCTGCGCACCGAAGACGTGGGTCGCCACGAGCTGGCGACGAATCAGCTCGCGTTCGGTCTCGTCGTTGTCGAGGCGCGTCTTGCGCGTATCCTCGAGCTTCTTTTGGATGTCGACGTACTCGCGAAACGCAACGGGCGCGTGCGGGTCCGTCTCGAAGCGTTCAGCGATCTCACGGATCGTCAGGTCGAGGTAGTCCTCGGGACGCTCGAGTTTCCTCGGCGCGGGCTTCTTGGCTCGCGGCCTGAATTTTCTTTCGGCGTGATCGACCCAGTACGGGTGGTCGGCGTCGATGTCATCGCCCCGCAGCGAGTCGTCCGGCGCGCTTCTCGCGTGCTTCGTGACAGCGGCTGGCGTGATGTCGAGCCGGCGGGCATGTTCTGAGCGTGAGATCCAGCGGGCCATGGGGGCTCTGCCACCCGAAGGTTAAAACGGGTCGAAAAGTGACTTTTTGCTCGAGGGCCGCGGTGGTCATCGTAAAC